TTTTCTTGGTGTTTTTCTGCGCCCACTGTGAGGGCATGTAATCCTGGGGTTCTCTTGGCGGATCTGGTCTACCCATGCTGAAGTTCGCAGTTACGCACGCAACAATTCCGGCAAGCAATTCCTGGTGCTCGATTACTTCTTTGTGGCGATTTAAGAGGATGTGAAATTGACGGGGAGTTAGACGGAAAAACTCATCGTCCGTCAGTCCCAGAATCATCCGGGCGTATGACCAATGTTGCTCCCAGAGTTCTTCGTTGCTTAGTTGCTTGGTTTTACTTCCGGTTCGGGTTCTACGCTTTTTTTTTCTGGCTCGTAGTCCTTGCGAGAGAGCGCCTGGGCTTCTTGCACCGCATGCCAGATGTCTGCGACCGTGTCGGGACGAATCAACACCGCAGCGTCATTCCAAGTCATGTCGGGGTGTGCAACGGAGAGTGCGGCCCAAAACATTCCTAAAACTACGCTGGCACCAGGAAACCCGGTATCCAAGATGTTGCTGACACTCACCATGCCACTGAGCAAATTACAGCCGGTCGGCTTTTCAGCTTTGGCTATTGCAGCAAATGAATACGCCAGTTTGTATTCCGTTTCGTCGATAGTGATACTGGCGAAACGGATTGTGGGATCGTCTTTCGTCCCTGCGACTTTCTTGGCCATGATTAGGAACCGTTGGTCTGCACGTAAGGCGAAATCACCTTCACGGTGAACTCGAACATCACAAGTTTTTCCGCCGAGATACCGCTGAAGTCGTTCAACTCAGTGATGTAGCCCGTGAAAATTGCGGAGTCACCAGTTGTGGTTTGACCCGCAGCCGCATCGGGCGGCAATGCCAGTTTGAATTCAACAGGGACTTGCTCGCTGCCGTTATTGAAGTTCGCCAATACAGCGGCCTGTCCAGTTGTGTCTGATGTCGGCACACGGATGGCCGTGACCTTCAGATCTCCTTCATCAGGAAGCGTCGGGATGATTTCTGAAACTGTGCTTTGCAAATTGGTCGAGTTGACCGTGCCCAGCTTTTTGCCAGACTGGGCGATGTCCTGGATTTGCTCAATAGCTTTCCAGACTGGTGATGCTACTGTTCCCGTGTTGATCGAGAGGGTAGTTTGACTGCCGGTTTGACCCGTGCTGTACGTGTAAGAAGGCATTTAATATCTCCGTGGGAGACATTCATTTGCCGTCGCCCAACAGGAGTATTTATGCAGGGAGATTTGCAGCGGTGAGGTTATTGCTGGTAATACTGAACGGTGTAGCCTAAAGAGCGGACAAACGATTTGTTCTCATCCCTAAATCCCGTGATATCAGTATTCGTTTTGAAGATTCCATTCACGATTGTTGATTGACTGTCAGACATCGTTCCAGACCACACACCACGGAGTACACCGTCAATAGCGTTCGACATTTGATCGGCATAAGCCTGAGTCGTACCATGAGAATCGATTTGGACATTCCATGAGGTGAAACTCACTTGGCCATTTATCGTGTAGGTGGGTCTAGACGTGATAGTCCGATAGGTCCATGCCATCGGAGCGCTAGCCGATAACTGGTTCTCGGGAAGCTCCCCATAGGCGAACCCCGGAGCCAGATTGTTAGTGCCGGATTGGATTAGTAAGTAAAGTCCCTGAGCTACGCCCATTCTGGTTTCTCCATCTTCGGCCACAATCCCCACAGCATTTTGCGTTCACATGTGTTCCCGCCGTGGTTCTCTGCGTACATTAGGTCAGTGTGTTCAGATACCTCGAATTGCTTTTCAGCGATAGCCTGTCGTAAGAACGCAGCATCCTGACCGATCATGATTTCTTGGAAAGGATGAGTCACCCAGAAGTCACGTCGAAAGAAGAGCGACGAATCTATACCCTCTCTGCTATGACCAAGGTTGATGCGCCATTCGCCATTCTGAACAAATGGAATTTGTCTGAATGTGGTTACCGCTTTTCCAGCGGTACGCAAAAACTGCTCTTGCACTTCGATTCGCCGTGGTGCGCTGAAGTCATCATCGTCCATGATGGCAATGTAAACACCCTTGGCTCTTTCGCATCCCTTGTTTCGTTTTTCGCCGACAGTGCCAGGGCCATCTACAATAATCAATTCCTTGTTGGAGTAGGTCTGATTGTTGTAACCCTCGATAGCTCTCTCAAGGAACCTTTCACGGCCCGGAATGGTCAACATGACGCATGAGATCAAATCGTTCATTACGTGTTGTCTCCGATGCCAAGACAAGTAAGCTTCAACACTCGATTTCGTTCTAAAACATTTTCAACATATCGCACAGTGTACAGACCGTGGTACGCCTGCACCTGCATTTCCGAAGTGATTCCCGGTACGTATCGTATGCTGACTGTGATGTACACCTGCGAGACGTCCTGACCGCTGCGAATCAACTCAACACCGTGGAACGGGTCAATCTTGGCCCGCACGTCGGTCAAGAACGGCGAATAGGTGCGCACGTTGCCCGTGCTATCTGTCGTCAAAGTGGGCGCAAGGATAGTGATCGAGTGCCTCAAATCACCCGCTGATAGCTCGTAAGGTTGTAGTTTAGTGGTGGCCATTAGTAGTAGGTCTGGCCAAAGCCAACGTATCGAACGGAATCTAGGAGCCTATAAAACGCCTGAGGAATCTCGACGTTACCTTCACGGTTTTGGTAAAAGTGAGCGACGTACACACAGATGGCCGTGACGACGTTTCCGGGGCAGGTATTCGACTCAACACCATCACCGTATGAACCTGCTACGTAAGTAATGGCAACTCCACCCGGCACATAGACCGTGGTTGCTGGCCAATATTGTTCGGCGTTTGGCATCACCCTCGCAGGCTCACTATTGACATCCGTGTAGTAGTTCTCTGACGGCATTGTTTGCTGATTACCTGATGTGTCGTAGTACGTGATTGAGGTCACTGAAACGCATCTCGGCATTGGCAGAAGGATGGTCATCGCTTGAAAGAACTCCTCGTAAGGGTAAAATGAATCCGAGATATTCTTGAGTTGCATATGCCCGAAAAACAGGGGAAAGTGGTCGAGCGTGAGCATGAGGGTCCTATCGAAGATCGACCTCTGGCAGTATTTCTCCGCTTCATGGCTGCCAGCGGATATCAGACCAGATATCAACAGGTCATCGTCCGTGAATGACTGGCTGACTGAACAAAATTGTTTCGCTTGATCCAAAGTCACGGGATAAACTGTAGCGGGTGAAATTAGGGAAAGACCATACATGAAAGTATTTAGCGATAGGACTCAATGTATGAGGCCGCACTACGGAGCATTTCTGGATCATCGCCGAAGTGCCCAAGCCCGATATTGCACGTGTGACACAACAATCCCCGAACAATATTTGTTTCGTGGTCGTGGTCAACATGTGGCTTTGTTAAAGGCTGGGAACAAAGAGCACATTTTTCGGCCTGTCGCTCCATCATTTGGTCAAAGGCTTCTTGTGTTATGCCGTAAACTCTACGGAGCCGCCCATCTTCGTACCGTGCTTTTACATCGGGACGTGCGAGGTATTCTTTTTGATATTCGTATCGTTGTTTTTGAACCTCGGGGAGTTTGCGGGTTTTTGCCCGGTAAGCCTTGTGATAGGTTGATCGGCAGGCGATACACTGATCGGCACGAACACATCGATCTGTGCCACCACATTTCGTACATGGTTTTCCTTCGTATGTCTTTTCGCCCGCTTCCTTTGCCGCCTTTCTGTTTGCTTGATAAATCTCTTCAGACATCTGCGCTAATATTCCTAGTGCTTTTGTTTAGGGCGACTGTGAAGCTAGAACTTCACGTCGTCCGCACCAGAGATATGTAGCGGCCCAATAAAAAAGGCTCCCAACCCCGAAGGGTGAGAGCCTTTTTGTTTTGCTTTGCGACTAGGCTTAGCTAGTTGCGCAAGTCATCTTCAAGAGAGGGTGAGTACCCGCATCCAGAAGGACGCCCCCAGCACGGAAGAAACCGACGATGCCGATTTCGCCCTGAGGCATGTAGACCTGATCGAGAACCGCAACGGCCAATTCAGGCTCAACGGTTCGCAGCAAGTATGCCGAGTGATCGCCATACAACACAGGCACGTTGCCAGAGCCGATGCTCGGCATAAAGGTGTTGATGACCACTGGTTTACCCAGGATCATATCGAACTTTTCAGCCGTGGGAGCCGGGATGTACAACGGACGACCCAGGGTGTCAGTTGTCTGCAAGAAAGCTGCACGAGTGAGCGTATTGAACGACCATGCCGCATCAGCTTCGTATGCCGGATCAAGAGCGCCATACATGGCGGTCACGTCCGACCACTGGATTGCACCAACCGGAGACTGGCCGGTTGCTGTGGTGTGCGCAGCATATGCACCGCTCACGATGGATGCCACGTTGCTGGAGTTGCCGTTCGTCACCCAACCTGCCAAACCACGGTAGTAGCGGATACCGAATGCACGCTTGAAGAACGCTGTCACGTCGAAATAGCTATCCTGCAATTCAGGAAGCGAAATCTTGACGATACCAACGGTAGACCAATCGACAGAGAGCGTAGAACCGCCAATCGAAGTCGGATCAGTTTCGGTGGCCGTTGAACCTTC